TTCAAGCAGCGTAGATTCATCAAGAGTTTCACCCTTTGCAAGAGCCTCTTTTACTTCAAAATCAACTAGAGCTGAATTGCTTTTTCCGCCCTTACCTTCTTTATCAAATTCGCTATTTCTATTTCCTCGTGCCATTATCTATTCTCCTATACGCCAGGTGTTGTGTAAATTGATCCAGTTGGAGGAACAATTGTTACATTAAGCTCTGCTTGTCCACCTGTCTCATTTGCAATTACTGTAATCGTGCCAACTCTATTTGCAACCTGCAATGCTGTCACATCTTTAGCAATCACTCTAAATGTTTTACCAACACGGATTGTAGATTTCTGCAATGATGCATCATCCATCCAAGATGGCGATGTTCCAATTGAAGTTTGATCTGCTGCTACTTCTTGAACCTCTAATGTAGCCAAATCTGAATTTGACAGGATGCAAGTGTAGCCTAGTGTGCTATTATCAAAACCAGCAATATAAGATGTTGTTGATGGAGTAACAACAGACTTTTGATTGAAGTTTAGTGATAATACAGTTGGTGTAACGGCAACAATAGGCATTTTTGAAGTACCTTTTGGAAACGTTACTAATTTTCATTTCATAGAAAGTGTTTCATCAACGGGAGCCTCTAAGACGGGCATTGAAGTAATTTCAGTCCCATAAGAAGTTGAGCCAGAAGGATGATTTGTATTATACATTCGATAATCAACACCCTCATCGCTTACGGCAAACTTCGTAATCTTAAATTCCGACTCGCCCTTTGAAAGCAATTCTCTTCCCTTTTTGGTTAATACACAATCGATTGTTGTTGTGCTTGAATCTAAAATACCCATTATAAATCTCCTTTGTGTGTTTCTACATATAATAATAAATATATATTTTTTACAAAAATTATTTGACTCTAATGATTGCACCCGAACTTTGGCTAACTTGTACCACAGCTCCATCATAATTGGTGGCATCTGTGTTCTGAGTGCCTTTATATGTTGCATTTGACAATAATTCAAATACAGTTAAATATTGAGAGCTAGATACGGTGCTATCTGCCGATGAATAGAAACTATTTGATCCTAGTTGCGATCCAGTTACCTCATAAATTACCGAGGCAGACATCATAGATCTGTCAGATCCCGTAATTGGGAATGTTGTTGTAATATCAATGCTCTGTGATGTATTGTTTGCAATTGATTCAGATAATATTGTGACAGTCGTGACATCAAATGAACTTGAATTATGATTTGTTGCAACAGAACTCTTTTCCCATCTATATTTTGTTCTTTCTAGAATAGGCTGCTCTATTAAAATTCCACTTCACAATTTTGCTCTCATTGGAACTACCGTCTCTACAATTTTCATAATGCTTTGATCAAAATTTCTAATAAATCTCATATAAGCATAGAAATCATAATTATTAGGTAGCTTCTTAAAATAAAACTCACGTCACGATTCTAGATCTAGATATTTTTCATTATACATATCAGATGGATCTCCAATGGCATCGTTAAAGTCATACATGGCAAAATCGCTTATGATATCTTCATTGATTGCCTTGACTGGTGAGAAAATAATATCAATCACATTTGTATTTTCAGTCTGAGATTCAGATGTGTGCCCAATATTGATTTGATTTGACGAATATTTGCTAGTCATAAAATAGTTCAAATTAGTTTTTGTAGATTTTGTGAAATTGCTATATTGATTTCCAGTAAATCCATTTAGTGTCACATCAATAACTGGTGGATATGAATAGTCATTGGCTGTCGATCCGGTCACATTATCATTTAGTTTGTAGTGTGCTACAAGATTGTCATCAATGTCAAAAGGATTTATCATTGCTACAGATCTAAAATCATAAGCATGCTGAGTTAATGCAGGTTCGCTTAATGATGAGCTCCACAATCTTACCTCTTGCATTGCACCAGAGTATGCTCCAACAGATCCGGTAGCACCAAAGAATAAAACATTACCAGCATAAACACCGGCATCCAAATAAGATTGAGATACGGCACTAAGTGTTGCCGAGCCAGAAAGATCGTAGAACATTTGATCCTCTTTAAAGTATTTTGTCTTAAGAGTTAATTCAGAGCCAGATCTTCTAAGAATAATATTGAACCAATCACCATTGAAGTATGGCACAGCATCTGATCCACTAGCATTTCAAATTGTAGGCGATCCAGAGATGTTACAAACTATAGATCCATAGTCATCAGCATCTCCATTGTCTTCAAGTGTTACATTAAATCCAGTATTTCCAAATAGCGGTAGGTCGCCAGAGGATGTTGTTGCATATCTCATTTCAATTGTAAAGTCAGATCCAGATAGCTGGCTATAGTTTGCATTTTGAACCTCAATGCTTTCACCACCCCAGAAATTTAATGCATAAGTGTTGACATCTTCATCAACATAATCTGATCCAGAAGTTTTGCTTCCTCCAAATTCTCTAATTGTGAGTATTGATCTAGGAATTCCATAGATGTTTAAAATGGCATCAATTGATCTTCTTGTTCCACGAATTTTATTCAAGTATGGCATTGAAGAGAATAAGCGAATCCATTTTTCTCGTGTGACATCTCGTAAAGCTGCCGATCCAGATGCTTGATTAGAACCATGAAGATATGATGAAGCTCTTACATCGTCATATCCAGAGAATAATTCTATATTAAATACTGAAGAGTATAGATGTAGAATTTCATCTGGAACTGAATTAATCTTGTCATAGTCAAATGTGAACAAGTATTGGAACTGCTCTATGTATGATTTAATATAATCAAAGAAATCCCCTCATGATCCTAATAGAGATCTTAAGTATCTCTCCGAATCTTCTAGAGCAATAACTTCTGGAATATTTTTAATCAACGAATACTTGTTGTTTTTATCAAATACAGATCCAGATAGCTCTTGTATTCCGTACCATGTTTGAACCTGTGATGATGAGTATGAATAGTTTATAGATGAAGTACCGGATGAAAATTTTGGTCAAGCATAGCTACCTGATTTTTCATACATATATCTTTCATACTGAGTAAAATCATTCTTGATTTCAGTGATTTTATCCGAATAGCTTTGACTTGTCACAAGTGCATCAGAAGATGTAGGAAATGTCTGGATGATTTCATTGTATGCCTCAATATCTCTAATCTTTGTGTAGGCATTGACGAACTTATCTTGTGCCAGACCAAAGTATGTATGATTTTGGAAAGCCTCATAGTCGATGTTTAGGTTTTTAACACCAGATACTTTTGATGATGATATGTTTTGTTCAAACGAACCACTGTCATTGAGCACTAGCTCTTCATAGTTGAACCAATTTGTATTTCCTGTACTATCATTTCTAGTAGATCTGTCGGTTAATTCAATTGTTGCTCCCTGTCCATGTTCTTCAAAATAGACATATACATTTTGATATGATACTGAAACATATTGCTCTGTATAGATGTGAGAATTATTGATTGGAACTTCGGTCGGTCCTTTATAAGGATTTTCTAATTTAACAATCATCGTAGCATATTGCATGATGTTATTAAGATCTACCTGATACTGTGCCAAGCTTGTTTGTAGATTTTCTATAGATGATACAAATTCTAAAACAATATCAGCAGGCATGTTGGCCGCTCCACTTACTTGGGCCTGCTTAGAGCTAATTAATTCTTCAGTATTAGAAATATTTTCCTCAATAGGTCCTTGCATTTCAATAACTTTAGAATAGTCAGGTGTTACATTGATGATTCTAAAGTGTTCGCCATTAGCAGTGACAAACTTGTCAAATGATGCTAAAAAACTATCTGGAAAATTAAGCCAATAGTCTCACTGAGTATCTTCCTCGACCGATAGACCGACACGCATTTCCGTCTTTGATGGTGAGACGTCTTTAATGAAAATATTACTATTGATCTCTTTTTCAAATGAAATTTTAATATCATAGTTATCAGTAGGCAGCTCAACGCTTAGATATCTAGACATGTGCAGATTTAGATTAATATCTAGTCCAGTACCCCCAGTAGAATAGATATATTCATCAGGCTGCAAGATTCTCGAAGATACAAACGTTCCATCTAGCTTAAATACTGTAATATATACTTCTGCAGTTCCTCCTGTTGAAGCATCTTCTACGTCAGGAACAACTCCATATGTATTTTCAGTGTTTGGATTTATCATAATTAAAAGGGTCCTTCTATGCTAACAAGACTTGGCTTCTTCGTGCCAGCAATGATTAGTTGATCTGCAGCTATGTTAATTTTCATGTCACCAGTTAGAACAACTAGATTAGATCTTTCACTATAATCTCTAATTGATCCATTTTGTATTTTATCAAAGCGAACATCTAGTACGCTTGCAATGCTTAATGAATTATTCTCACTTAGGTCGTCAACAAATCTATCTTCAGCAGCCTCTATTGATGGAACACCAATATAGCTTCTAAATGCTATAATGTAATATGAATCTAATCCGTTTTTAATTGATCGGCTTTGTGCAGAATTTAGTTCAATGACTTGATGTTGAGGCTCTATAGATCTTTCATCTGTCGTATATGAGTTTCTCAACCGACCAATATCGGAAGTATTATCGCTCACGTTAATTCCACCAAAAATAAGCTGAGGATAGACTCAATATAGATCTCCTAAGATAGGACCTTCTTCGCTATATCCTGTTGGTCCCAGTGGAGCATCAAAGTCTCACACGCTTAAGAAATCTCATCTAATTCCATAGAATAGATCTATGCTCTTTGAATAAGCTTGAGTATTGACAGTGTCTTCTACGCGAATAACAATGCCACCTATGTCAAATCCAAATGTAACATGATTTCACTCATTTAGCTGTACAAGTTGATTAGCATCAGAAGTAACAGACATAATTTCAGTTTTCTGATCGTCTCTATCCCATATCCATGCATTAAATCTATATCTCATATTTGATAACAATTCAAGATCTCATCCCATATACCCTGGAGTATGTAAAACTTTATGCCTAACAATGCTCAATGTGCTATTTGGTCTCAGCGTTGGCATTCAGTGGAGTGTAAAAATATTCTGATCTAAATTATATGAGCCAACGGTTTTGTATATGTTTGGGAATCTGATCTTGTGGGGAGAAGAAGTTCCAGCAAACGGTTGCTTACCTGTGATCATACATATCTGATCTGTATCGATGAATAATCCCTTATTCTTAACAAGTCTTTCATTTTCTACAATTGTGTCAATTTCTAATCTCACTCGTGTAGAAAAGTCTACTAATTCTTCATTTGACATTTCGCCAAAATCTGCCTCAAACTCGGCATATAGATCTGCTATAATTTCATCATGAGCTCTACCACCTGTACCACTGTTTGGTAATATGGGATCTTTTGATACTAGTTCACTAATATCAAGTTTGGCTTTTTTGATAATTGATTTTTTGAGCGCTTCACTATCTAAGGCCTGAGTCTGAGCTCTAACTGTCTGAGTATTTACAGTCGATCTATTAATAAGGATTTTATTCATAATTACTCCGTGGTTCTAAATGAGTGAACATGGTAGAATTTTTTAACATTTGATGCAAGCGAATGTTGTAATTTTAAACTATATGCTCGATTAGGCTGTAATACATCCATGTCAATATTAAAATAATTTTTTGAACTATCATAGCTGCAACTTGTGTATGCACTAAATGGAATTACAGTCTCTTTTGTAGCAGTGTCTATAATTGTATAAGCCAGATTTGTCAAAGGAATTGATGATAGCGATCCTACACTTGTATCAAATGTCAGTGTTGGATCTTGTAATCTTGTATGAAGCTCGCAATATACTTGCTCTTGTATTGAATATACTTCTTGTTTATTTTTTAATGTAACTACATACTCAACAGATGCCGATGAATCTGCTACCGAGCCAGTCGTTGCTACATCATTCCATTTGGCATAAATTACTGGGTCGTATATTGTGAACGAATCCTTTGAATAGAAATATTTTGGATCTTGATTCTGAACCGTAGATTCGTCTCGTAGCCTGATCAAAAATCCATAATTGTCATATTCAGAATTGATTGATTGGCTAATAATTGTTGTAACATCTAGGCTTAAGTCTCCTGATGAGGTTGGAAAATATTGTGAAGCCGTGGGCGATGCCAAATAATCTGATCCTGTTGTCACTCATGCTGCTGTTGATGATGAAATCCATGATACAGAACCTGATGCATTATTATCTGATACAGAACCAGTTCCCTCTTGTCAAGAGGATGACAGTATGTACGCATCAATATAGAATGCATCTTGTAACATTGTCGAACCTTGATTTGAATGTACTAATAGTTCGAAATTGCTTCCTGAGTTAATTGATCCGGCAGCAAAAGATGCTGAAATCACACTAATGTCAAATGAAATTAAAGAACGCTTAGGATATACAGCACTACTGCTAATAATCCTGCCTACCTCAAGTAGCTCATCCTTCCCGAAATTATTTTCGCCCAACTTTTTGTCAATAAAAGAGTCTTTATTGGCTGTGAATTTTTTATACATTAATTTTCTCCCGTTTAGCTTGCACTACCGATGATATCTTGATTTGGGTATTTTAATTCAAAAATACTTACATCTCTAATCGGATATATAATGCCTTTTTGTGTCATTGCTGGAAAATCTACTGATTTTGATGAATGTGTTCCTCCGCTAACATTAATAATATCAACATTTGGCACCGATTGAACACCGGCTACATCATTCAACACTTGATATACTTTAGAGTATACGATTGGCTGATTGAAGCTTCAATTGTCAATGTTAAAAAATGTCTTTAGTGCGTCTACACAATTGATCAAAATGGCTCGCTTATTCTCATGAGGATCAACGATGATCTCAAATAAGACTTTAAAGTTTACAATAGTCCCATCAACAATATTAACAGTATCTGTAAGAAGCCTGTATTGTGATAGATATGTCTTCAAGTTCTTTTTGAGAGCATATGAACATGCTTGAAGATTCTTATTCGAATCATAACTCAATGAAAATAAATTGATTGCCAGTGGATTTGCATGGCTTGGAACAATTCCTAGTGCAGGATTAATATCATCCGATCCCACAGATCTTGTTAGGTCATCCTTTTCCACATATACTTTTGCAATCGATCCAAACTTGGCCGGTAGTAAATATGATCTTACAATATAATCCTCTTTGATTACACATCTCTTCTGAGCATTGAGGTTTGCCTTGGCATTAAATGCAATACTATTGATGTCTTCCTCGGTTCTGCCACCTGTTGATTTTCCTGGGTTTGATGCTCTAATCGAATTTTTTACATCTGAGAGAGCAAGACTGTCCAGTGTTGATTCGGTTACTGAAAATGTTCATGTAGCATTTCCAACTTCTGTAATAGCTTTTGCCGGGACATTCGTAGCTAGACCTCCGCCGTCTCTATAGCTTATTGTTAAAACTGTATTTGCTGGAGCTTCACCGAATGTAGTCGTCTTTAAGAAATTTTCAGGATCGATTGCATAGTCATATTTATTATCAACGTTTGCAAATGGAGTACCAACATTATTTGGATTTGGGATAATCTCTTCATCATTAGACGTAAGAACTCCAGATCCAAATAGAACATATGTGAGGTTATTTTCATCAACCTCTGTTTCAAATCTCTTAGGAACTTTTTTCAATTTCAATAAATATGGAACTGAACCGCTATACGCACTCAATTCTGGATCATTGGCTGATGTATTTTGTTGCTCAACGAATACTGTATCCTGTGCCAATGAGTCGACCTGATACCATTTATTACCTTCTGAATCTGTAATTGAGATAACTTCAGAAACTGTTTTTGAAGGTAGCTGTATTTTTAAATATTTTTGTGGTGATGTGACAGTCTGGGTCATAGTTTTTGTTTCGCCAGACAATACACGAACTGTTTTTCTAATTAAAAAATGAGTAGGAATGTCAGAGCCATCAACGGCAAATATAACTACCTCTACATTGTTGCTATCAAGCTCAGTATCAATTATTGCAAAATTAATATCCTCTTGAGTTTCAAATATGTGGGCCGGACTCTTTGTTGAAATTTGCAGACCTGCACTAATTACTGGACAGTATCTGAGATCAGGAGTCTTTGCTCCAGTCGATCCAGTTGCAGGAACAACGATAAACACATCTTCATCTGTAATAGAACTTATGGCAGCTGTACTTTTATATCCAAATAGCTTAGCTCGTGCCAATACATTCTTCCGTTGCTTAGGATCAAATAGCTCATTAAACATGCTATCTTGATAGAACGATAGAACATCTCCAACGTATGCAGGTATTTCCATAAGCATTTCACCTGGAGATGAATCTGTGAAGTCTTTGTATGTGTTCCCAAAGTACGACTTAATGAATGTATAAATGTTTTCCCGTAAACCAGAGAAATCTCTTCCAATATAATTTACATTTTTCTTTACTGGCGTTGCCATTAATATTCTCCTATGATGTTAATACCACAATCTCTTCTGCGGTAACATCTATATTATCTTTAAGGTGAAATTTTATCTGAACACCTAGTATTTGAAGCTCTTTTTCGCTTGCAGATTGATCAAGAGCTATAGAATCTAGAGTTACCTCTGGTATTCATATCTCAACAGCTGTTGCAATATTGTCTTTAATTCTTTGTTCGTCTTCATCATCAACTTGTTCAAATATAAACTCTTTTAATCGTACGCCAAATGTAGGCTTCATTGGTCTCTCACCCACATTTGTTCTTAATAGTATTCGAATGTTTGCTCTAATTCTATCAAGCGAAGTTGTAGTAGCTCCAAACGGTGCACCAGTCAATCCAAATGGATAGTCAAGCCCAATGTTTTCTTCAGTAATTAATACTGTTTCAGAATCTGATCCTGTATAGTTATATAAAACTGGCATTTAGCTTATCATTCCTGTCCCTGTTACGGTTGTTGCAACTGGAGCCACAGTTACTTGTGCTGCCGGAGATCCTGCTGTAGGTATTCCGGGAGGTGCAATTCCAGCTCCATTCACTGTCACCAGAGCAGATTTTATATATGCATCAATGATATCTGCGAGTTCTGATGCAGCATCTTCTGGTGACTTGTTATTACTCTTAAAATACGCAGTCAGTTGCTGAACTAACTGAGGTTTTATTAGTGGCATCCTATATGATACCCTTTTGCATCATAGCTGTTGCTCTAGATGCCTTCTCAGTTTTTGCTGTTCCTGCCATTATTCGAGAATAGTCTGACCCATATAGCTTGTTGTGCAATTCTACAACTGCTGGATTATTTACATCAATCTTCTGACTTAAATCATCAACTGCAGTTTCCTGCCCGAAGTCTGTCATATCCATGGGAATATTTACACCGCCAACATTCAGCGAGACTGGTGCATTAGTTGTTTCAGGTTCTTCTTGAACGAACTGATTTGCAATCTCATTGATACTAGCAGCCGGCATGGTTTTTACCGGGCGAATTGATTCTGCGACAGGTTGTGCATTAATAAGCGATAAAGCATACTTTACCTCTTTACGTACCTGACGACGAATCATTTCCTGCACAGCTTGTGATTTGAGCAATTTAGTCATGTCTTTCTTCCATACTGGTCGAAGCATTCCTAACATTTTCTGTGCTAATTGTTTAATATCCATTTTGTCACTCCTGTTAGTTTGTTTTATTTACAGCACTTAGTGTGCCTGCAATCTTTGCTTTTATCTTTGTAAATATGGCTGCATTAATTGGAGGAGTAGAAGGTCCTGTTGCAGTTCCAACTGTCATCTTTAAGATGGCATCTACTAGCTCATTCATTAAAGCATCATACTTATTACCGAGAACAAGTGCCTCACTTGCCCCAGTACCTAAATAAATCTCTGGACTATTTATCGTTGTTTTTGTTTGTGTGTCGATATTAATATCTTGAGCCGCCGCAATTCCTATAGTAGCAGCTGATGATAAGAATATTGATCCTGCATCAGATGAAATTCGTATCTTATCTGATTTTAAATTTATTGCACTCCCTAGATCTTCACTTGGTTTATTTGAAGAGAATCCATCTGGAAATGTCTGAGATGAGTCAACATCTGCTTCACCAAATACTGATATTCCATGGGTATTTATATCATATTCTGCTCCTTGTCTATTTATATAGATCGAAGTGACAGAATTTCCGATTTCATCATATGAGAATATTAGAGTGTTATTGTGAAACCCTTTTATGATATTGTCTCCCTCTTTTTCAATAATCGGTATGATCTCTGAATCTGGTCCTACAAATGTTGTCTCTGAAGGTTCTTCAATCGGGCCTCCTGCTGCCATAGTATCTTCATAGCTATCAGCCGAATCATCAACAACTGTTTGTGTTTCAACTGGTGATAGAAAGTCAGAAATTATATCAAGATTGTCCGTGTCTGAATAGTTAATAATTCCAGTATAGAAGAACTTGCTCTGGACAGCTTCTATTTGTATATATGATCCAACAACTGGCTTGCTAAATGAATTGGGATCTTTTGGTGTTGCCACCTCAGACTCTGTGGATTGATTGTCTAAACCAGGGATATTAAACTCAATCTGTCCTACAACGTTCGATTCAGGTATTGAAACAACCTTTGCAACGAACATGACATTTTTTTCGCTATTTATACTCCGATCTATACTCCCAAATAAATCTGAAAACGAACCTTGAAACGTAGAATTATTTGATCTCATTACCGCTTTCTTCTTCGTCTTCATCACCCTCAAGATCAGGAAGATCAATTTCTAAATTCTTACATAGAACTTTAATTTCATTTCTCGTTCTATAGATTTGAAACAATAGGTCGTTGAGGTCCTTTGACTTCAGCTTGTATTCTTCAACGCAATCGTTGAGCCTATTAATTTGGTTGTTCTTGTCCTGTAGATCCATTTGATTTTCCCACTTTACTATCTATTGTATTTTTTATTACATCAGCTTCTCTAGCAATTTGTTTGGCCGTCTCTTTGGCTTCTTTAATGATCTCTTCCTTCCGCACTTCCCACGGTTTTGTTGAATCAATTTCAGCTTGAGCAGCTTGCTTTGTTGTTAAGAATTTCTGACTTACTGTTGCCAGATCAATATAGTGCTTCTTATTCTTGACAGACATGTCAATGAAATCCTTGATCAATGGTGCTGCAAATCCCATAATTGTTTCATAGTCTATCTGATTTTCACTTTCTCCATCATCACCCACTGGATTGTTAGCAAACACTTCCATAAGATTCGTGATAGTCGTCTTTATGAGCTCATCTTCTTTTTTTGTTTCATCGAAAATATGGCTTAACAAATCAGATACTGTTTTGCCTTCGAATAGCTCTTCTTTTAGAATGTCATCGGTCATTTTATTACTCCGTTTTGTGCACGTTATAGTAATAAATATAAAATTTTACAATTTTTCGCAAAAAAGCCCACCGATTAAAGTGGGCATGGATAGAGCATTGTCTGCTGGTTTAAATTGTAACTGATCCTGATATGATTTCACCTTTGTTGACGTAGTTCTGTCGGAGATGAACATATGCTGTTCGCATTTTCTTGATTGTCGGTGTAATATTCTTTGTCTCATGTCCTGTCATTTCACGGACATAGATATACAATTCTTTCTTGTTGGTGTTTTCAATATTCTGAGCATTAGCAAGCAGCTGTAATATTGAATGCATAATATCAATTTCCTTCTGTATTTTAATACCAATCTTTAGATGGTTGTCTTCAAACCATTTAGACATTTTACCAATGAAAATCTTATCGTCATTCTCATATGTGTCTAGATGCATAAGATCTGGATGATCAATATAATTAATGAAAGTATCATCATCATTTAGATCCAACCTGCGTCTGTATCTCTGTTGGGCCTGTTTAGATAGTCTAATTAAATGTCGTTTGATAATTGTACCAAAGAACGAATATGCTCTTGGTTTTTGTCCTGTCGATGTAAGTCTTTCTGGGTCGAATTTGTCGAATTTTTCTAGAATGTATGTGAGACAAATGGCTTTCAACTCTTGAGTCTCATATCCCATTTTAAAGAATCCATGATAGTTCCCATATGTGTTAATAATATTTTCACTTAATAGACTCAATGGTCGATATAGATTTTGTTCAAAAAAGTAATTTTTTTCTCCGACTGATCTCCACTCTGTTGCTAAATATTCTTTAACAAACTGTTCTTCCTTAGAACCAAAATAATTATTTGATGTGCTCTTCTTTGGCATCTGTTGATACTCCCATTCGTAATTTATTGTAAACCTTTTCGACCTCTGCTAAACTTGAGTCAATCATATTGAAAAACTCTGCCACCTTGGCATTTTTCTCATAATAAAAATTCATTTCAGGATTTGATGTTAGACTCTTTTTTACCTCCTGCAGTGTATTCCATATGTCTTCCAATACGTCATTTTTTCCATTGATCTCAGTAATCAGTGTGTCGATTTCCGCTTCGTGATCTTTAATCATATTTAGATAGAGAGAATTTAAGAACCAAAGCCTCCCTATTGTTGCTACCAATATAACCAAAAAACCTATTGAAAAAACAGTTATTAATTCCATCTTACTTTCCTTTTTCAGCTTGCATATCTAAATGCTCGCGCTTTTGTGCTGCCATCATGTCAGAAGTTCGTAGTATTTCTGTTAAGAGACAGATTTCGTTTGAATATCCATAACGTTTCAGTTGATTTCCACCATAGTTGCATCCATCATGGATTCGTATGGCTTGATATTCTTCAATGTCCATTGTGATGCCAAATTTCTGTAAAAGAAATAAGCTTTTGTCACAGTGTTCCAACCCAGCATCAGTTTCGTCATTCAGTTTAAAGTTAAATCCAAGATTTTTCCTATGCCAGTCGGAATCCTGAGGAACATAATTGGGATCTTTACCATCAGTGACCTTGCCTATGTCATGGAACACAGAAACAAAAACGCACTGTTCCACGGTGGGGACGTCCAATCCTTCTTGCTCATACACGCTTCTAATTAACAGCACATATGGGATTACATCTAATATGTGTTCAACCAGTCCTCCAATGTATGCTCCATGTCCCCCGGGAGAGGCAGGCGAGCTTGCAAAATCGGCTTCAATAGTCTCGAGCATGGGTCCAATCTGTTCCCAACGGTCAGCATATTTGAGATGCTTCTGTATAATTTTTTCAAGCTCTTCATAATTTTTGATTTGATCTTTCTCTGGGATTTTGTAAACGTTTCTAACAATTTTCATATTAGCCTCTTTTTTTAAGGATTGCTTTTAACTCTTCATTATCTGAGGCAAACTCAATAAAGTCGTCCAGATAACCTAGTATTTTTGTTGTTAATTCTTGTAATTCATTTTGCTGTAATGATGAAGCAAATTTAACATCTTCTCTCAGTTTAGAAACCAAGGCAGGACTATCACCATAATTCTCAGCAAGGAACGATAATGATATCGCTAGATACTGAATGTCAGTTAGAACTGTATTGAGATTTCCTGTGAGTTCATTACAAGTTTCAGATACTGCTACTATTCGTTTGAGCACATCTACTAATGAAGGTAGATTATTTGATGCTTGATTTGATGTCATCAGAGCTGAGCACCTTTTCCGTTATTGTTATTGGACCAACCTCACCCACATGCTCTTTAAAGGGAGCGTCTTCAGAACTAGCATCAATATGAATAGCTCCTTCAGATCCAGTCTCATTTCCTGTCAGTGGTGGGTGAACAATTACAAGTGGCTCGTCTTCAATCTTGACTTCATCTACTATAAACTCATGTTTTTTGGAAACCGATTTTGGTTTCCGAACGGCCGATGCAACCGATTTTGGTTTCCGAGGCTTGTAATAAATATCGCATCTATTAACTGTAGCATCAAATAGATCTCCCACAAATACTGCTGTAGGCTCCATACTAATTGCGACGCCATTCTTATCGGCCAAATATGTTTCAGTCTCAAACTTGTTGTATGGCAATTCTCTTAGATGAATAATCGTATATGTACCTTTGGCACTCTTAACAAGTATTGCTTTCCCAGGCCATGTGTGTGATAGATTGGTTCTCATAATACTATCCGTGAAGCAATTCTTTTTTAGGTCCAAGATCCTCAATGTCTGCAAACTCACGCAATGAGAAAAACAATACGAATTTCTTATCTACGTTATGCGAATTGACATAGTCATATCCTTCTGAAGCCCAGTAACCAATTACCGACTGAACATGCTGATCAAGATCTGGCCTATTCAGGTCAGTTACTGTTACTACTTTTGTGCGCTCTTTTGTCATGATGCATCCTTTATTTAAAAATTGGTGGAGCCGGGGAGAATCGAACTCCCGTCCGCAAAGCTTCCTTCAACAAGTCGTTCACAAGTTTAGTTGGTTTCTTTCAATTAATACGAATTTAGAACTCCAACAAATCTTATCGGCATGTATACTCATGGCCGCAGTGATCCAGTTTCAATTCGGTGAAACTTGTTGCATAAATACCTATTCGAAAACGACGTTAGACCTCCATTATCGAAGTCGTGGAGCTAACGGCTGCCTAATTCCTTAGGCTGCGATTGCGTAGTTTGTGCCAGTTATCTCTGGTTGTTTAGTTTTTAAGACTCACTCTGTCTACTTGCACTTATTGTCAAAAATCATCCCGTCGAATCCAGGTCGGCCCCAGTTTCTTATTTTACAGTCAACTTTTTATTACCTTTTGAATCTTTTACTTCAAATGCCGGTGCTTTCTCATCAAATTTAAGAGGAGTTGCCTCTTCTTCTCGAACCTGATCTACATCAGCTTGAGTTATTGGAGGAGGAGTATCTTTCAATCCTGCATTTTCTTCAGCTAATTCAGCATTTTCATCATTGAGAAGATCATTAACTTTAGTCAGTCTTTTGACTTCCTTTTCCAATGCTTTGAACTCATTAAGCTTGGGTGCAATTACAACAGTTTCATTGTCGTTAACACACTCAAGGTGAGCCAGCCGTACATCATCTGCAAATCGTAATTCATTACCAGCTGAAGAATTAGTCACAAATGTCTCACTTACGATCTTACATTTGTTTTCTATTTCACCGCCACATACGTCACAGAAGAATTTATTTACAGTTAGTTGTTCCATATATTTTCTCCTTGGTTAGTTGTCATTATTTATATAAATATATATAAAATTTGCAATAGTTTGATTTCTTTTTAGGCCTTTATGTCGATCGTCTGACCTGGGTGTGCTGGAAGTATAATCGAGGGCGTCCGTTTCTTCTTTGTAGATTTAGCTTTAATGGGACTAAACTCTGCCTCTTCAATTTCTTCCAGAAACCATTCTTCATTTGTTTGTTTCGAAAATATCCGCTGATCATGTTGGATCCCTTTAACGATAGAATCAGTGACACGATCAGCAGGTATCTTATGTAGCACTCTATACTTAGTGCCTTTGAATTCGATTATTTTCAATCTTTAGCCTTTCCACATTTGGGACAGAAATTATATCCCTTTTTGAATTTAGTGCCATCAACAGGACAATACTGCACCAAGTCTCTTTGATTGGCTGGTTGAAGACTAATTGGAAGTAATTGCAAAACAACCTTTGTATCTACAATCCAGTTAAAATCAGCCTCAACACTTTGAAATTCTTGATTAGAATTTTCATTCGACTTATTAATCCTTCCTGTCTCAATTGGCTCTGGTGCTGCCATTGATCTCATCAGCTTATGTCTAGCGTTCTTCTTTGGACTCTGATTGAGATTGGTGCTGCAATAATTTACAGTAGTATTTTCTGATATTCCACCACTGTTGCTTATTGTCGTATTGTACTGATCAAATGTATTGCCGTGAAATCCAAACCAATCTCCAGTATATGTAAACTGTGCTGGCCAGTTGGTTGTGTTATTCAATAGAGGAATAGGATCGTTTTCTTGATGAAATTCTACCTCTATTAATCCATTCTTACTGATTGCTGCTTTTGCAGCTGGTGAATCATCCACTTCATATGTGTTAAATTCAAATCGTTTCTTTGTTTCAATAAACCTGTCCAGAAAAATACGTTGGCCTGGGTCTATGATCAAATGTCGATTAGACATGTATTCCCCATTGAATAGAAATTTGACTCCATAACGGCGCTGAGTTGGATTGAATAGTTCAATCTCAAACTTGGCTTTGTCAGAAAGATATACTTTTCCACGGAATCTTTGTAATCTGTTTTTGTCAATTGAAATGTGTGCTTCGGGCTGAGTGCCCACTCTTTGAGTAGTGTTCATGATGTGTCTCCTTATTAATATCTCCACTTAACATTTTGTTGCTATCATGTAACAACTCTAAAGGTCTTCATGCCTCACGTTAAACGGATTCGAGTTATGTATAAATATATATCAAAGAGCAAAAAGTCGGTTTTATTAACTCCCAAAAATTAGTGCATAAACACCAATCCCTATAACTAAAAATGGAATTAGTGGAACAATTGGGATCAGTGTCCACCACCATTTATCTAGCCAGTCCCACATAGCTCGTTCTGCCAAGTGATCTTCATATTCATCATGATAAAATTCTTGATACATTAGTTACTCCATTTGGGAAGTTCTGAGACTTCTTTGATTTCATTTGCTTTCGGTCTGATTAAGGGCCAGATTCTGCTTTCAAATTCTTTTCCATCAAGAATTGCAAACATCATTCCGGGATATTTATATCCAGTAAATTCAACTGCATAGTCTTTTCGAACTGGTTCGCCTTCTTTATGCAATGCAAGATCAAACACACTTGCAACAGCTTTGCTATAATCATCTTCAACTTGTTTTTTAATTGCGTGATATTCTTTCCAGAGAGCAGTCACAATTGTTTGAGCCCATTTAAATAGTTCGTCAGGAACCTTGTCAATAATGTCATTGATATTATTTCCTTGACCCAACAGTCTCCAGATGCTTAGCTCTGATAATCCAGTTACGATTCTATGCAATTCAACATAGTCGGCAAACTTGATCTTCACACGATAGTTGTCTGACCCTGGCCAGTGTGCAACCCATCCTTCTTCATTTTCAGTATTAAGCTCTTTGATCTCATCAAAATCCCACTTACCTTCTAGAGTTTCAACAACATCAAATCCAAGAGCATTGTTTTTGTAATTTGGATATTCATACCCAGTTTCATTCTCAACAATAGTCAATAGGACAAGATCATCATATCCATTATAGTCAACAACAATTCTATTTTCTGGGTAGATCACTTCAAAGATGTATGTCAATCCTTCTTGAAATTTATCCAATTCAAATATGTCAGGGTGTTTTTCGTTAAGAACTTTCATAGCATGTTCAGCCTGATCAGATTCGAATGAGCCACGAGTAGCTACAACAACATATCCATCCCATTTAACAATTTCTAGGAATGATCCATCCATTTTCTTCGTCAATGTATAATTACCTTTTGGAAGATTCTCAAGAGTATGTTCACCTTCGCCAAGATTGAAGAATTTCTTTAATGGGCGTGAAACAATATTTCCTTCACCATCAAGGATCAAACCACGGCACATCATAGTCCACTCATTCCAATTCTGTTCGAACTGACATTTGTGAGTATAATTGTAGATGTATAAATCAAGAGTCGGATGCTTCTGAAACCTGATATATCGCTCGTCAATTAGTTCTTGTGGTATTTTAATCTTCATTATATCTACCTTTCAATTGGTATGATTCTCATAATTGTATATCCTGCATTATCAACAATCATAGAATAATCAATAGCATTTAAGTATTCAATCTGGATTGGGCCCACAACTCCAGTTGATATATGCCGAACAGTCACAACTTCACCCTTGTTATATTTCTCCTGTCGCATATTCTTCTGCTCTTCCGATTGATAGTCTTTTAGAAAAACAACATATTGATTAATCTTCATCGATTGGTCATATTCAGAATTTTCATCGCTGAATGGCTTGTTTTTCATTTTCTCAATTTGATATCGAGCTTCAATAACCAAACCAATGAATGCCAATAATATTATATATTTCATTTTGAATACCAAAGTTCTTCATAGAATCCAATTAGTAATTCATTCATCCGATCCCGACTTGGTTCTTCACGAAGCCACTTTCCAATTGAAGCATGCTCATGTGATTTTTTAATGTCAGCATCAAGGCTTTCTACATGCTGATAAAATTCAGTAGCATTTTTATAGAAATCACCTTTCCGAATCTCTTGTAAAACGGTAAGAAGGCCGCTATCCTTGAAATTTGGAGTTAACATCCCAGTCTGAATAATTTCTAATCCATTATACATCATGCGAATTGTGTGCATTGCATATTTTGAATCATATGGATCTTGAGGATCTCCACATTTATATTTTTCACGTAAGGATCCATGAGAAGACTTATGCTTGCTTTGTTGAACCTGTCCCCAAGCATATCCTGAGTAACTATTATAGCATTTTAGAGATAAAAAGTCATCACGATTGTCAAGGAACCATTTTGCAAACAAGGGATGAATATATTCTGCCGTACCATTCATGAATAAAAGTTCAATGACATTAGGACTTGCATTTGAGGCCAGCTTAACAAATTTTTGCAAACCATGGAGCATTGCATCTTCAGTGTCAGGCCAGTATTTTTGTTTATCTCGCGTTAGGCTACCAATTACTTCTTCCTTAGTATTCACAAACACCCCACGATAATCATAGTCAGACTCATCTGTGTGAGTTGAATATCCTCGTGACCCTGCAAGAACAAGGTAGAGCAATTTCTCTTTCTCAAAATCTTTGATATATTTTACAATGTCAGACATATTGCTTCCTTCTAAAAATAATAAATTGACCCAGCATATTGTGGGTATTTCTTTTCGGTTAATTTCTTTGTCGCATGAACAGCACCTTGGAATGTAAATGAATAGATGTAATGCTTTTCAAGCCATTTGATTCTATTACCTCTGTGTGCCCTGACAATTCTATCGTCAAAATCTACATAAATGAATGGCTCAATAAGATGACCTTTTTTGAATTTTTGTAACCATTTCATTGTGTACTCCTTTGGTTGTTACTGCAATATACTATACTGCATTAACAAATGAAACCGTTATTTTAGAAATCTCCATATTCTACTTGAAATGTTGGTAGTCCAATTTCTTGTCTCCAGTTGTCTACTACTTGATTTCTATCATCCAATACAAATAGAACATTATATTGCCCTCTGATGTGAGCATCATATAGCTCTTGCTTGATGATAGAATCTTTGCGTTGATCATTTGGTGCTCTCATGAATAGATTGTCACCATAGACAACTTCGATCTTCATCTTTTCTTTGAACCAGCGGATTGTCTCATCCTTTGCTGCTCCATCACGACCTGATAAGTAGATCATTTTTACATCATCATACTCTTGTGTCTCACCAGCTAACTCATAACCATAGCCAACGAAATCATTACTGTTTTGAATTATTTTAATCAACTCTTCTACAGGTTTATTCACATCATCTCTGAATACATTGTGCCATTCAAAAGGTCCACGCTTTCCATTCATAAGAGCTGCTGTTCCATCAATATCACAGATAACTGCTCTAGGTAATGATTCATCTTGAACAATGTACTGTCCAGCTCTATCAACTGGTGGGTAATATGTCTCTTCACGAATTTTCATATTCTTAACATATTTATTAAACTGGTTCTTAACTACATCAGCTCCGACTTTCTTTTCACGAGTCAAATCTCTTTTAAGCGCTTCTTTCAGAGTGATGTCCATGTATTTTTCAACAACAGTAATATTACCAATTTTTTCAGCAATATTGTGCCATTCAGTAACATACTTTTGTCTCAAGTTCATATCGTCAGATATAACATTGAATCCTGCACGTAAAGCATCTTCAGCCATTCGGTGTGTTGCTTTTGAAATCAAATTTTCTACTCTCATATTGCCATAGAAATAGTCGTTAATCATAAATCGAAAATCATCTCGATTTATTCTAACCCAGCTATTTGGATCTTTAGCAACCATTGCTTTTGATTTTGTAGATTTACCAGACCCTGGTATTCCTCTCATGAGTACTAATTTTACAGATTTTTGTTTTGTCAATTTATTAGTCCTTTTTATATTCCAATAATGCTTCTATGATATTGACATTTGCAACTGGGCTTTCAAATCCGTGCTTGCTCTCTGTTATAATTTTAGTTATTTTGTCAAGAACGATTTCAGCCTTATGCCACTCAATGATGTCCGTGGCGTCACCGCCTGTGAACTCTATTAATGCAACTAATGTTTCAATGCTCACATTAATCTCTCCAGAGCTCTGCCCATAGTCGTGTTTCTTCAATATGTATTTTCAATACTTTATCAGGGAACTGTGCCTGCATATAAAGCTGAATCTGAGTGATAAGCCATCCCTTGGCACCAATGATATACCCAGGTCGAGTAGTCTTAATTGTGACAATATATTCATTGTCGGCATTGATCTTTGCAGTGACGTCATGAATATCATGGAGATAGTCGTGATCACCTAAGCTATTGGAACCAAAATTCACTTCTCTATTCCAATGAAAGAATTGATACAGCTCTTTCCTGAATGGCTTCGAATTGATCTCTTGTTCATAGCCACATTTACGTGCCAGCCACAGTGTTAATCCCATTTTTGATCTCCTTTAAGCATACATTGCTGCTGGATCTTCAAAGCCAACATGTGTTCCGCCGGCTGGATCTATCCAAACTCTATGTTCACGAGCATGCTCTTCATATTCTTCTGATGCCATGTATGAGGTCGTGAACAATCTATCACTTGTCATACCAAAACGTGATGCAACCTTTTGAAGCAAGGCTTCATGTTCTTCATCTGGGAAATCAACCGTGCTGAACTCACCAAAATCGATTGCATGACTCATTTCAACTGACTCATTGTACCTCTCCATCATAGGCTTGACGAGTCTTTCATAAGCTTTTGTTGCGATTCTTTCATTCTTTGTAATCATGTTAACTCCTTTTGTTGTTACCATAATATACACCCTGCAGCGCCAAATGAAACAGTTTTAGTCATCTAAATTGAAATGATGATCAATTTCTGGACAATGACATGTCTTCTTTTTATTCTTAAACTTCTTTAATAGTCCTGCAATCAGTCCAAATAGAAATGCACCGATTGAGACCTCTACAACTCCACCACAAATACACATTATCTCTTAATCTCCTTTATTGCGTTGATGACATCAATACTGCCATCTAAATATGCCCTGTCAAGTTCAGTTTTAATCAAGTTCAAATTGCCAGGTCCCACTTTTTCACCCATTGCGTCTAGCATTACTTTGATCCTATCCATTGCCAGTGCTACTACTCCATCTTTAAGTTTATCTAGATTATAGTCCATTAGATACCTGCTACGCTCAGACCTTTTCCGGTCAAATATGCATTTGTAAGGTAGTACTGATTCTGAGTTACTGAGCCGGACATAAGCTTTTCAGTTAAAGCATTCCGATATTTTTCAGATACGCTAAAGCCTTTGGTTTCTTCATTAATAAAAGAAATAAGATCTTCAGGATTTGACGATAATGTCATAAGCTTCTGATAATTTTCTTTGACAAAACTGGTGAAAGATTTGGGATTTTTCGAGAGGTCTTTTCTCATCATTGTTGCTTTATTCATTGCGAACTCCTTTTGTTGTTACCTGAATATACACTTCAAAACGATTAGATGAAAGGTCTAATCTGGGATAAGTTCGAGATTTACAAAGATTGCCACAAGCAATACACCAAATGCAACCCAGAATCCTGCTCCCATCCATATGATTGCAAAACCAATCCACTTTGAACTGTTTCGAGCGACCTGTTTTTGCCTATATGTAAGGTCAGCTGTGTTAATCTCTGTCCCGCCAATTGTGAATTTTATGTCTGTATCTTTCATTATTCTGTTACCTCATATTCTTCTTTTCCAAATTTGATTGATTTAATACTGGCCAATTTGATGTCACGAAGGATGATCTCGTTTTCAACATCTTGCCGTCCTGAACCTTCACGTTTCTTGGGAAGCCATTCAGTAAGAAGCTCTGGATCAATTGCTTGACCTTCATTGAAATATTGAACCGAATCAACACCAACATTCTCAACCTTGAGCTGAAGATAGAAATTACCTTTATGCTCAACAAATTTTCCACCTTCCATGACCGTTCCCCAAGCCCTTGGTTTGGATTCAAAAACTTCTTCAACGCCTTCTTTTCCACGTTGGTTATTTACTGACTTTTCATAGTCAAATCCAATAGCTCCATTGAGATAAGAAGCTTTTGTAATCTGTTCATGGTAGGGATTTATTGCTCGTCCAGCTCGTCCACCTTTGGCCATTTTGACCGGTGATTCGATTGAACATGAAATGAATGTAACTCCACGATATTGATTTAGCTTTTCAACTAACTCTTTATGTGTGATTTTTTGCATAACAACTCCTTTGTTTGTTGCCACAATATACTATAGAGATGACTTGGATGAAACAGTTATTTCGTCCAAGTCAAATAAAAATAGAACCACTTTAACAGATCTATAAGATCTCTATAGAACAACTTTAACTCTCGGCAGGTTTATATAGCCAAAAGATTACATACTCTCCAGTGATATTAACTTCCTTCTGGAGGAATGTTCGTAGCTTGCCATGGAAAAACGGTTTATCATCAATCTTCTCCGTGTCAGGATTAATAAACTGAACAACTACATTTGTAGAATCTTTGTCCAGCTTCTGTAATTCGTGATATTCTTCACGACTGATTGACATGCTTTTCCGATCGTAGTAACTTTTACTTGTTGGTGCCACAACTCGGTAAGCTTGGTGTGTATTTCCATGCTTTGAAGCTTTCACTTCGGTTATTTTGAACTGTGCGTCTTGCATTCTTCTTCTCCTCTGATTATGGGTTATTGTATATAGTGAAATATGCAATAGGTCCTTCGATTATCGGTTTTTATTTCTTGATAAGTTTACATTCAATGAAATCTTTGTTCCATTTTACAGCATCCATCTCAATACCAAATATTTTAATAGCATGATCAAGATGTGCTAAAAGCATCCCATCCCAAGTTGCTGTATGAACAAAATGTTCTCTTTGACCATCAAGCATGTCACCATCATCATCAAGAATTACATAGTTCTCTACTTCAGGATGTCGATCTAACCAATCTTGAATTTCGTGTCCACGACTTAAATCATAGAGATGTATAGTTTGCCAGTCCTTGTGGAGCTTTTTAATGAGATCATATTTTTCAAGTTCGCGATACAATCTTGATTCAGGATCAATGACGCTATCTTTCTTTCCACCTCGCCAAGTTGACGAGATCACAAGCTGAATTTCTGGATCAGCATCCAATATCTTCAATAATCCATTAGTGCAAACTGGATTAAATTCTCTATAGTTTGATGCCCAGGTTGCTGTAGTCAATACACCATCGATATCTAAAAATATTACTTTCATTTAAATACCCTTTTTGATACTTATTTTATTGTCAACAAAGCAATTCTTATTACCCATATAGTGCTTTGTACCAAACATCTGCATGATTCTCCATAGCTCTGTTGTTAGAAATCCATCTTTGATCTCTTTTTCATAGGCAGAATATTTCTCTTCAAAACCAAAATCCACATCAACAGAATCAAATAGAATTACATACCAAAGTCTATGAACACTTCTTCCATAGTCTGTGAGTTGAACAGTTGCTTGATCATTCATATTGAAATCTGTTGGTGGAACTATAAGAGTAGAAACTTCGCGATCTCTTCTACAATAACAGCAATCACAATTATTTACTGACATAATTCCTCCTAGAAATTAAATATTTGAACGCGCTTGGCTTTGATGAATATACCTTTCATATTCTCAGCACCAACTGTATTTAGTGAGTGAATAAATACCTGCTCCTTGAGACCATTTACTCCTTGATCAGATAGAAACATACTGAATGCATATCCAGTATTCGGATCAGTACTTTCAACCATTACTTTTCCATCAAGATCATGATCTAAGAAATATGCATCAAAAGGTTGGTGTTCATTCCAAAGCAATTCAGCATTTTGAACTGTGCTTGCTTTGAATATTTCAATTTTCACATCCTTATAATCTTCAAATGGTTTTGCGTGTGCTCTTATTTGATCGGCAAGATGGTTGTTAAACCATTCCATTCTCTTTGGATTATCTTCAAGAACAAATATCTTGAAGTCTTTTTTATCAGTCATTATTTCAGATCCTTCCATTTATAATAGCACTGATTGATGGTCATGTCAACCGATCCAGAATAGTTATCTTTTGAATCAAGATACAATTCAACAAGCTCGGCATCAATTTCACTATATGGAAACATATTCATTGCGTGCCCTTGGATATTTGCCAATGCTTCCTGAACAGTTTCCATTCCACATTCTTTTCCAATTCGAAGAGCTTGATCTAATTTCATTACTTGTCATTCCATATTTTAAAACCGTTTAATGTCGTCATATACTGATCGCTTTTACAGTTCCAGCATACTCTTGTCCACCTGTATTTCCCGTATAGCCAGTTATGTAAGCCTAACCAGCATAGCATATTTCTAAACATTATATTATCTTGATCATGTCAAGTTGAAGAAGAGGCTGTAAGCTAGGTTGGGCGATTACAAGAAGATCGTGCTTTGAATCCCACCCACTCCAATAGTAGTCTCCGTTTTCTCCCCAAGACATAATTGGCGACATGCGAATATAAGTCGTTTTCTCTATGTCGCTTTTCCTGACAGCATACCCAATATATTTGTTGAATTTTTTGTGTGGCTGATACCCTGTGATGATTACAACATCGTCATTTTTCGTTAAGTAACAACGCCCAACTTTAAGTTTCATCTGTAACCTCTTTTCTTATCCCTCTATTACTAAGTGAAATTTGTTTGCCGCTACAGGTAGCTTGACCTTCCGGCCATTAAAAATATTTCTAACTGTATAAATTGTGTTTGTACCATCTTTTGTTGCTGAGTTAAATTCAGCCATGAATTGTGTTTCGTCATTAATAACTTCAATTACATCAGGTAAATCATTATAATCAAGGCCAAGCTTTTCAGCTGTTTGTGAAAAAGTGTTGTCGGAATAATTCATCTGAGACTTGTTGAAGGTGCGTACGTCCATGTGGAACTCCTTTTGTTTGTTGATTGAATATAACCCGTGAACGGCCGTGCTAAAACAGTTTTATTGCTGATTGGGATTAAAGTTTTCCTCCGGAACCTCTGATTGTAGCTGAACTACATTTTCAATTAGCTGCTGATTCCCATCCATCTGATACCATTCGGCAAACGGAATATAATTTCCCAGTTCCCAAATTCGATATCCACTATTGAACAGTGCTTGCATTTGAGCTCCATGAATGACTTGATCAATATACCATTCTTTGGGCATACATTGTTCATGATTACAGCGGCCACATCTTGCTTCTTCCATAGTGCTACTTGGAAGTCTATCAATTTTGGTGTTTTCTGTAACATCGCAACAGACACAATTTGGCTCTAACCACTGTGACTGACCTGCGAGTGCCATCTTTTTTTCCATCTGATCTTGTGTAAGCTTGTTCTCACCATGGACAATTTGACTTTCTGGTCGGGTTATAGATCCGGCTGATCCATCTAATACTTGTAAAAATCCATTAAGTACGTCGCTTAATAAATTTGGATTGAACGCATTTCTCAACTGCTCAATCTGTTCGTGTAAATGCTTAAGATTGTCTGACATCTATGTTTCCTTTCGATTATTTACTTTTACCACATAAGAACCAAGATCAATTTCTTCAATTTCAATTTTGCTGGTTGAATATATAATCTGATCCTGTATTAATTTTTTGATTATTAGATCTCTGACATCTTCTAATTCTATCTCAATCAATATTTCTTTAGTTATTTTCATAGTGAATATATTTTCTATTGACCCATGTTGCTATCTGAACCTTATTAAAATGGAACAGAACAGCTTCATATGTGAGATGAATAGGCGTGTCTTTGTCGAATTCATCTCTGTCATTTTTAAAAGGTCTTCCAGTAATTGGACAGACTCGTGCGTTGATTCTATCCCAAATAATCTTATCAATTTTAGCCATTAGCTATCTCCAATATTCTTTATTAATTGCTGCTATAACTTTTCTATTTGCATGAGGATCTCTAACAATAGATGCAGATATCTCATAGTATTCTTTTTTCATCTTCTCTTTTGCTTCCATCTTCTTAACAACTTGAGACCATTCGACCGGCTTATAATCCCATAGATCAACACATACATCAAATGACAATTTATGCTGATGTTCAAATGCATTTCCATGTGAATGCCCATATAGATGCCATGATCCATGATAGGAGGCATTCCACTCTGATAATTGATAGTGACAGAATACTGCCCTTTGGCCTTCTATTTTTGTGTCCCATAGATCTTTGATAAATTCATATCCCTTTACTTGGCCTCTATAATCATGATTGCCACGAATGAGAATTTTTGATCCATTCAGTGCTTGTAAATATTCTTCAGGCCTTTTCCATGCAAAATCACCCACAACAATTACTCGATCATGAGGACCCACAACGCTATTCCAGTTTTCTATTAGCACCTTATCCATTTCATATTTGTTCTCGAATGGCCTTTCACAGTGCTTGATAATGTTGCCGTGTCCAAAATGCTGATCAGATGTTACAAATGTTTTCATTAAACGTTTCCTATATAAGTATGTTGCCAACATGAATCACAAAGCTGTCCAGCTCCTTCAACATAATATAGTCTTAGGGCGACATTTGTGTCTCTTCTATAAGGTGTTTCGGCGCCACAAGATACGCAAAGCTCTTTATCGCTTTTCTTGCTCATGTCGACATTCTTAGAATAAACATTCTTAAAATTGTGTTGCTTTTGACCAAACATACTATTGATCGTGTTTGCTGCCCATTGCTTTTGTTTCTCAAACATTATTCCGTTCCTTTCAGATTTATAACTGCTAGCATAATCCAACTTTCATTCCAGTTGGTTGTTAAAGCACTTCCCCACTGAAGGATATTTCCTTGCTCTAGTGGAACTTCAATAATTCCAAATGTTTTGATTTCATCATCTGGAAAATTTTCATATAGAATGGTTCCAAATTCTAGCGGATCATATTCATAGAGATGTGTTCCTCCATTATATGTCCATGTTGGAGTTTTTCTCTTTGGAGTGCTAATTATAATTGTCTCTTTAGTAACCGACTTAATTGATTGAAGATATTCTCCAATTCGTTCTGGTGGTAGATGCTCAAACGTCTCAATTGAAGTACATACATCAAACTTATGAGACTTGAAATATTCTTTTAGCTGAAATATATCAATGGCAGTAAATTTCATTCGGCTAGATGTCATTCGTCTAAATGCTTCATCACATGCATCTGAATCTAAATCGATTCCATGAACACTTGAAGCTCCCAATGCTTGCAATATTCCAGATCCATAGCCATACCCACATGCTGCATCAAGTACGGACTTGTCTTTACACCAGTGAGATGCGATAGCATATCTGTCAATCATCGTAGACGTGTTGGGTGTAGCTACTCGATCTATTTCACCGATGTGAGTATTATCTGAGGTTTTCAACGTATATTTCCTTATGATATTCTGAGAATGTCATAAATTTACAATCATACAGTCTCTTCAGTTCTACAATCTGCTCTCTCCATCCTTGGAAATTTTCAGCATTGATGTTGTTTGCATTTCTAGCCATTTTAGAATTGTTGGCGTGTGCATGAAGAATGACTCTGTCGTTTAGATCGATATGAAACATTTCAGTTAGTGGATTAATTGTATTGTCATGTCTATGATTTGGGTGTGAGACAACATATTGAAAATAGTGTTCGGCCCATTGCAATGATTCTCGAGTAATTAACCAACCTGGAGTTTTAAATCCAACTGGCCTATGCCCTATTAGATTCCATTCATATAGAATCTTATTGAACCTCTCTTTAATCTCTTCAGTTTCTCGAAGTGAATCAAACTCTGTTTCTCGAGAAGTTCCTGCAATTAAATGTGAATATCCATGAGAGGCTAGTTCAGCCCAGTCTTTCCGATCGTTCCAATACTTGAAAAAATCTGGATGTTCACTCACTGGAAACTTATAATGATAATTGGCTGGAACAAATAATGTAAATTTTGCTCCAAACTCCTCGTTCAAATAATTTAGATACTCTGATTGTTCATCACGACCATTGCACCACCCTTGTTCTGGATGAGCATCGTCAACAGAGAACAACACATATTTCGTTTGCTTAACCATTAAATATTTCCTTTACTATTGTATTAATTGCTGTTTCAGAACCAAGGTTCATCTGCATTGTGTCAAATTTCTTAAGACTATCTCTAACTGAATCTTCAGAAACTGTAACATTTAAGCTTTGTTTTGTAAATGCAGTTGGCATTCCATCATGTGTCTTATGAACAATGTCATTATGAATAAAATACTCATATTCTAAATCGTGTGCATTCTTCCATATTAATGAAATATTTCCATAATTAGTCTTCATGTGATCCATGCAAAGTGTATTTTTCCATGTCGGTTTCATTTTAAATATCCTCTTATATTTCAGTTATACTAAATAATTTCCAATGATTTCATCAAAGGCAAACGGTGTTATGCCGTCTTCTATTGAAAATACTGTGTCAGCTTCTTCTTTTGTGTCTACAAATGTAGATCCTCTACCAACACCATGCATAAGAAATAGATCATAGAGATTAGGCTTGACCATATTTACCATCGCATATGCTGTTGCTTGGATTCCAACCATATTTGCCTCAACAGTAGAACTCCAACCTCCATTAGAAGACATTCCTGCAAGATCTAGCCATATAACCTCACGGCTTTCAAGATCTATAACCAGTGGCATTACAGCTCTTGTCTCTGAAGTAACATCAATTTTATTTGCTACCGTTTGAGGTGAAAATATTTCCCCACTATTGACTTTGCTTCTATCCATCCATCCAGCATAGCATTTTGACATATCTGAAAATTTTTGTCCACTATAACTATAGACATTCATCATTACATATTTTGCTCCACTCTCCAATGCAGCTTCTATGTTAATATCAATAAATTCAGCTGCTCCATTTGGAGCTGAAGTGATGTCTCCACTATGACAAGAGCCCATATCTCCATTGCGTAAATTTGTATATGAGACATGAGAGTGATAGCTGAAGTCTGGCTTTAAGAATGCAGCACTCAAATCTACATCAACATTTCCACCTTTCCAATAGATGAAAAATCGGACAGCTTCTTGAGATTCTGATAATGAGATTCTTGATCCTCGGACAATAGTTTTTAATGATTTTGATGCTGATCGTTGTGAGAATGGTACAAGATATCCCTTTAGGCTCTCATCAATAAATACATTTCCCAGCGTTTCAAGCTTAGAAAATCTATCTACCAGTGTAACCAAACATATATCTGAAATTTCTTGACATACTGATCTTTTGATCTCTGGTTTGTCAAATGGCATAATTTTTGTTTTAGCTGTTCTACCCTTTGGCATTATCACGGTTGGTAGTTCTTTATATCGATTCATAAAGTGATTACGAACTTGTAGTAATACTGGAGTTGATACTTTTCTTGCAACTCCTTCAAAGGCTTGACAAACTGCTCTTTGAGAATTTGAATAAGTGTTTCTTCTTAACAAAACATCTAGCTTTCTTGCAAGCTCACCTGGGCGGTTCTTCAGCATTGATAAAAGATTACTAATATCAGGATCGCTCAACTCTCCCTTAGCTAATATTGTTTCAATACTGCCAGCAAATGTAGCACCAAGGTTGTCGTTGAATGTCTTTTTAAATATGTCTGCTGCTTGAGCAAATCTATTTGAATAGTCTCCTGGGTGTAGTTTCTCACCAAGTCTAATAAAGATTTCACGGCGATGTTTGATGTCATCTGCATAGAATTTTAATTCATCAAATAGACCCAATAGGAACTGTCGTTCTGGTCTATTGAAGTTTCTAAATTTTGTATTATCTGACAATGATACATCTCCATCAGACATAGCCACAGACAACCTTAAAATATCAGTTGCTGTTGAATATGATTTTGATAGAATGTGTCCCAGGGCATGAATATCTGTGATATTCTTAAGAAGCAGATTTGTAGTAAATGACAATACTTCTTTATGAGTAATACGATTTGGCATGTATTCTAGAATTTCGTCTTTGTAGTTTTCCACAAAGAATGTGATATCTTCAAAATCTTGTTCTGATAATGAAGTAGTTGTGTTCAACATGTTATTGAAAATAGTTAGAAATTCGTGTTCGTCTCCCAGCTCAATAACTGTTAATTTCATTTCACTCTTTGGAAGAGCAGCTCTCTTATCTACATCATATTTTGGCATGATTCTAAGGCCAGCCCAGTTTCCCCAGTAGTGCATCATAGCATTAAAGAATAATTCTGCATCACTAGCTTCCATAACTTGTTTTGGAAAGTTAGGGTACATTGGTTCATACTTGACATCAGCACCTAGCATCATCTTAAGATCATTTACCAATCTAGTTGAAAATGTTCTAATGCCCTCAACAGAATACCACTGTAAGACATTCAGCAAATCACTAGATAGTGTATATCCAAGACTTTCAATATTTTTCAATACTGTAAGGATTGCAATAATAGAATCATATTTTGGTTTTTGGTCGCGGATTGTTGCGTGAAGAGGTAGACATACTTTACTTTGTCTACGTAAAAACATTGTGTTGTTCATGTGAACTCCTTTTTAAAAGTTATGAGGTAATCAATGACTCTGATATTCGATTATAATTTAGAAGGAAGAATCAATATAGCCTCAATTGTTTAGATGGAAATCGGTAACTCTGGATTTAGCAGATCGGCTGCCTTTGTCCCCGAAGGGCTTCCCGGCCGGCCGATTTTCTCGTAGTTATTAGAAGGAAGAACTACCATAGCCATCAATTTTGTAGAATCAATATTGCTCACCATTGGAGTAATAAGATTCAATTTGTTTCAAAAAACATTTAGTAGCGGAGGGTGGATTCGAACCACCGACCTCTTGGTTATGAACCAAGTGAACAACCAGACTGCTCTTCACCGCAATTTAATAATAACGGTGAGAACATTCTGTGTCATTGAAAGGAGTTCACATATATGAACATTCTCACCTAATTGTTTCAAATAACATATATAAATATATATCTATATACTGGAAATCAATTTAATGTATAAAAAATTCCATTAAATTTGCTGTGCGGCCTCTTTGAACTGATCACAGTATTCTTTTGAATTCTTAAGTCCTGCTCCAGTGTCTTGCCTTACAACCTTTACGGCTTCAATGAAATGACCAAGCACGATGTTTGCCATCATTTTTGCAAAAGTCAGATCTGAAATATTAATGAGAGCAATCTTATCTTCATAGTTTGAAATTGCTTTCTTGATCTGTTCAGATTTTTCAATATTAAAACGAGTTGGAGTGTTTTCATCTGAGTAATAATTTTCAGAAATTTCACTGGCCAAGGTATTTACAGTTGCCAGCATTGCAGCAAGAGCACCCGATTCGTCATCAGGCTGAAAAGCTCTTTTAAATTTATCGTTCATATAATCTGCAGCTTTCATTGTTTACTCCTTTAGTTGTTGCTGTAATATACACTTAACTTGCGCAGATGAAACAGTTATTTTAAATGATTTGCTCAGGCTTGCCGTTATAGTGACAATGAAACTTTCCCAAAGTGACATCTTCGTGCATGTGTCCAAAGTGCCATTCATCGTATTCAATATTTGCTCTAATATGAGATAAAAATCTTGAAGTTGAACAATTTGCTTTGTGCGAAATAATCATCTCAACAACCTCAGTAGGACATGTGTGAGTAAAAACATAGTCAAACTTATAGTCATGTTCAGCAAGAATATCTAGTGCCAGCTCTTGTTCTGCATGGCTCTGAACTTCTTCTGGCCACCAAGACAATCCTTCAGTCCTCCATGCTTTGTCATGAGATTCAGCACCTCCAAAACAGAATATAGACTTGCCTTCAATATTTAATACAGAAGGTCTCTCAGCCATAAAAATTGAATCGCTAATCTGTCGAACTCGGCCACCAAATTTTGTCATTAAAGGATATTCTCTTAATCGGTGCCAATTCTCATGATTTCCGGGGACGATGATTGTAGTGAATTTCTGCTCATTAAACCATTTGATCCAATATGCTTCACCATTATCCATCTCACCTTTCCAGATCACACCCCAGTCTCCAAGAACTACTAAAATATCATCCTTTGTGAGTTCTTTTTTCTCTGGCCAATTTTTACTGTTGAGCTTTCTCATGTCAATAGGACAATGATTGTCTCCACATACAAATAATTTCATTCTATATTAATCCTTTATTTTATATCCAACTAGGTCGCGTCCATAGTCGAGCAGTTTCAATTCCTTCTTGACGGCCTTCTTCTCTAGCAATCAATTTTGAAAGAGCTGTTAGATCTTTTTGTTTATCCAGTGTTGCTACGAAATCAGTTAGCGTCTTGATGTGATCTTTCCTCATCTTATCAATTTCTTGTGCTTCACTAAGACTATGTTCAAATAATTCAATTAATAAAGTATTTGTATCGTTAAGGATTTGTGAAACAGTTGCAAGATCTAATGTGTCGAGATTGTTTTCGAATATTGCCTTCTGTATTCTAACGTTAGCATCAACAATGTTATTAACTCTCTTGACCATACCATCAAGTTTTTCAAATTTGTCGCTCATTTTATAACCTTTCGTTTTATGTTTGTGCGGGATAGGAGACTCGAACTCCTGACTCATGCTTGGCAAGCACACGTATTACCACTATACTAATCCTGCAATAATTAATAATGTAAGGGCGTGAAGCCTTCTGGAATAGTGTCAAACATATTTTCCAATTCAACCTTGATAGCTGCCCTAACGAGAGGATCAAGATTTACATTATAAAGATCGCTATTCAAATTTTCAATTCTCTTTAAAGCTTTTTCTACATATTCTGTTTTCATAATACTACCCTTTATTTTATTGGCGGAGGAAGCAGGATTTGAACCAGCAACTCGGAGTTACCGAGCCACACTTTAGCAAAGTGCTTGACGTACCAATGTCGATTCCTCCAATTATTTTATTAGTCCAGCTATGATGTCTGCAACAATATCTGCAGCTTCATCATTATTATCATGAAGGTCTGCCAAATAGTGTCCAAACAAATGTCTTGCATGATATATCGATTCACAATCTTGCTCTTTTATTCTTACATAAATTGGTGGGCATGTTGTGTCGCATTTATCAGTTCTAAATGAGGGGGCAATGCCGGGAATTTCTAATCCATGGTAAATACATAGCCTCATAAATTCTTTTTTTACATCTTCATATGAGCTCAAATTGACTCCTCTTTGTTTTGTGGGCCGGGCAGGATTCGAACCTGCGACCTGCCGATTATGAGTCGGTTGCTCTAACCAGACTGAGCTACCGGCCCTTTGTAAACTTTTTGACGAAATCACACAGTATGACACTTCCAGCAATGATCCATCCAGCCCAATATATGATCAGTATAAAATATTCCACTAAACAGTCATATTTTTAAAATATTGTGCATTGTCATATTTGACACGAAGTTGAGCACATGCATCATCAAAATCAATTGCACTTCTGACGAGTACAGTATCCCAGGTATTTTCATACCCCTGACAATATATCTGATGCTTGAATTTAATTAAGAAACTCATATAGACTCCTTGTAACATTTCTTATGTTATGTAACATTTGCTTTGTTAATGATCGGAAATAGTGTTACAGTACTCCCGGAGGGATTCGAACCCCCAACCTACGGTGTAGAAAACCGTTGCTCTATCCAGTTGAGCTACGGGAGCAGATTATTTACCTTTGATCAAGAATGATAAGACTGCTGTTAAGCTCCATGCCTGCCAGTATGTAACTGGAGCAATAGCGAGATAAGTAACAATCAACCAGTTCCATAAATGCATCATAGGGATTGCAAGTACGAATGACGATAAAAATATGGCCAGTACTAAACCAATTCCACCAAAAATTAATTGAATCAATGCGTTCATTTGTAACCTCTTTCTTTGTTTATTCGTTTTCATTACGATCATAGATAACAATCGGTAATGTGTTTCTGATAAATTCTCTGAATTCTGCATCAGTTGCTCCTGTATTATCTACATTTGCAGCAATTGTTTGAACAAAATTGTCTGCAGGAACGACCGGCTCTTCTTGTACTGGTGATCCATCCGTTTTGATAAGCTTCCAGTTGTTTGGTAATTTCTTATCCATTAGTCGATATCCTTTGTTTCTTCATTTAATTCTTCTAATGAATCGAATGGGCCATAAGTCACAGCATCCATTCCTCTTAGATCATGTAACCAAAAACCCGACTTATCTTCAATCATTTGAAATCCATCTCCAACTGATACTAAATAATCATGAGAATATTCAGACTGATTAACAGCCAGCTCATTGTTTAATTTTTCTAAGCCTTTATAGTCCATTATGAAACCCTTTATTTTGTTGAATCAATATAACAATATCAGCGTACAATGAAACAGTTGTTTTGCGGAGGCTGAGGGACTTGAACCCCCAAGCGGTGTTACCCGCCGACTGTTTTCAAGACAGCTTCCTCGTCCAGCCGGACAACCTCCCTTGGTTTGAATCGTAGAGGGGACTTGAACCCCCATAATCCGGATTTGCAGTCCGGTGCCTAAGCCATTTCGAGCCACTACGATATCTATGTGTACACTATTTGCGCATGTACACTCTGAGTGAACGCGTTAGGATAGTGTACATGAACTCCCGGTCAGGCTCGAACTGACATCTTCCTATCCAATTAGCTTTATACCGGCTCGTAACCGGCTGGCATACGGGAGCATTTATTTTGCGATAGCCTTCCAGTTGTCATTTGATTTAAAATATCCAATCAGTTGATGAACTATTTCACTCTTTTTCCCTCTTAGTGGATAATCAAAATAGCTACCCATCAATTTTAACTCAGGAATTGTTAGTGCTTCTAGAAGACTTTTTCTAAGAACTGGATCACACTTAGCCCAGTTTTCATATATCTTATCTCTCATTTAATATCCTCTTACATTCTCATGTACAATTTCACCTTTGCTATTGGCGACATAGCTTTCATTACCAGTTGCAAAGGTGTATTCTTTTGATTCTTTAATTGCGGCTTGCCTTGTGGTAGGTTCACAAAGACCTGTATCATTGTGGTTGTACGCTGTAAAAGTCATGTTAGCTTCCTTTTGTTTTTTTGCTAAATACTTTTCCCTCAATAAGATATTCCCATCCTTGTTCAACAAGGCCATCATAAACTGCTGAATCTGATTGGTATGAGAAATATAATTTGCTGAGCATCTCTGCAAAAAACTTTTCAACGGTTGCAATAAATCTTATATCGTTTGTTCCTTCAAACCAGTAAGTTTCAGCTTCTTTATAGATATCAGAATCAGATGCAGAAGCTATTAGAAATTTATCGGCAAGCTTCTTTAGTTTGGTAGGTCCACCGATGATAACTCCAGCTTCTAATGTGTGGACATTCCAGCCATCAAGCTCAACTTCAAATCTCCTTGCAGCTTCTTGAGCTGGTGCATCATAATCTTCAGGAACAGATATTAGTCTGTTTCTGCTAATTATGTGCTGCTGAACTTCTGTTGGAAGCTCCTCAAATGTGTAAATGTTAATTGTTCTCATGTCAACTCCTTTTGTTGTTGGTAGAATATACACCAGAACAGCGAGAATAAAACAGTTATTTGTACTCCGTCTTGGATTTGAACCAAGGTAAACCTAGGAGGCCTCCTGCTTGTAAGGCAGGCGCTCTATACCGGACTGAGCTAACGGAGCAAATTATTGCCTAGAATGAACGGACTATTGATTGGTGCCATCCATAATAGGACTTACATATTGCAGAGGTAGAGAGACTCGAACTCCCAGTCACGCTTTTGGAGAGCGTTGGTTTGCCAATTAACCGATACCTCTAATTAGTTTTTGAGGACATTTTTTAAGCTCTGACAACGATAGTCCAAGCTGGCTGTATCGCTTGTCGTCGCTATATATAATTAATAATTTAAAATCATTAAGCTCAACAGCATTGTTCATCTTATGATTTAAAACTACATTAACTCATCCTTTATATTCGACATAATAATCAAATTCTGGAATATAGAAATCGGGATAATATTTTCTATCTCTACCTTCTAGATCGACATATCTAAAACCTTTTCAGTTACGATTTCATAATATCTCTAATGAGTCAAATATTTTTGCAACTTCAATTTCATGTTTATTTAGCTTAACTAACCCAGCATATTTACTATCATATTCAAACACCTTTGATCTTCCTCCACCTGTTCTCAAACCACCAGACCCTGATTTATGGGGCTTTCTTAATAGAGATCTATATTCTTCACTTTCATATAGGTGTTTTTGACAATATCCAAGCTGCGTTCTAGATCCAATTTCTACATTGCAGATCTTACAGAATCTGATTGGTTTATTAATTTTTAATTTTCTAGATACTTTTTCATTAATGTTTTTTCTTTTTGCCTTAGTGCTAAATCCTCTTGCACATTTATCTGAACAGAATCTACCAGATCCATATTGTCCATCATGCTCTTGTTTGCAATTTTCACATATATTCATATTATTCTCCTGTTTAATATAAATATACTCGAACTATAAAAATGGTTTTGATTGTAGCCTCTACAGGAATTGAACCTGTGACCTTCGGATTAAGAATCCGCTGCTCTAACCTACTGAGCTAAGAAGCCAAAATACGAATCCCAATTAATTGTCGGACGCTATCCTATAATGAGATTCGTTTCGTACACCACCTAGGAATTGAACCTAGTACCTTCTGCATATCAGGCAGCTGCTCTACCGTCGAGCTCATGGTGCATTATTGTGGGTTATAACAGACTTGAACTGCTATCTGTCGCTTTACAGGCGAGTATTCTACCATTGAACTAATAACCCGAGTGTCCGGCAGAGCTATCCGGACTATTGAGATAAAATTGCAGGCTCTTTCTCTGCTTATCTCAAAGTGGAGCATACAGGGATCGAACCTGCGACCTCCGCAGTGCAAGTGCGGCGCTCTCCCAGCTGAGCTAATGCCCCTTCTATTGTTGTCGCACTGAGTGGGCTTGAACCACCAAATCTTCCGGATATGAGCCGGGGGCTTTACCATTTAGCTACAGTGCGATATGCAGTCGATACAGGACTTGAACCTATAATAGCAGGATCAAAACCTGCGGTGTTACCATTACACTAACCGACCATTAGTCACGCATACCGGATTCGAACCGGTGACCTTCGGGATGAAAACCCGACGTCCTAGAACCAGACTAGACCAATGCGCGTTAAAAGAGAAGAGGTACCGCCTTCCACAAGTTTAGGCTTTCCAAAGAAATTAGGACCGCTGATATCACCCTCTTCTGAATGTGGTTCAGTGAGGCAAAGATAGAGCAGGCTTGTCGCCCTAGTAGGTCATTCTCTTAGTCCCCCGGGCCGGACTTGAACCAGCATCGCATACGATTTCACTGTACCGCTCTACCAATTGGAGCTACCAGGGGATGTGGCTATGGTTTTTGAATAGAACCACAGCTCTAAACTATTTAAATCTTACCAGTACCAGCCTTTGCAATTAAGCTTTGGATCGAATTCATATTCTTCCCAATCTTTCCATGAGTTGATTTTTTGCATTTCGTGTCTGGCTTTTGTTCTGTAATCATTGTTTAGCATTTTTGCATACCAACTTGGTACGGGCCATTTTCTACCAATTCCAGTATCAGAATAGTATTTTGCAATGGCTATTTTTTGATCTTCCTCACTTATAGGCAACCATTCCCAGTAATAAATGTAATAATGTTCTTTGATTCGAACACCTACTTTTACATAGTCGTGAGTGACATGTTGTGGGATTGGTCCTTTTTTTCTTCTTTGGGTCTTACTCATTTTCGGTCTCCTTGATTTAGTTTAACTAACTAAATCGACCGATTCCTCCATTGCTCATAGCATTCTCCTTATTTTGTTTTTTGTATTCCGAGTTGATAACCTCTTAAAAATATATTGTAATCATGTGTGTGAATTGTAAGAAATTCTCCAATTCCAAATCCTGGGCTATCAATTAATAATTCACTATCGGGATTTGTCCATCCAAAATCATCAAAAATCATTATGCCATTCACATTTAATAATTTATCTGCCCAGTATGCATCTA